AATGACACATCTAACACCGTTTCTTATGTTGTTGGTGAATCTGAAGTTCCTTTCTCTTTCAATTTTAAAGTAGAAAATATTAAGATCATTCCTGGTAACTACAAAGTTGAAGTTTGCAGGAAAGCAGCACATTTTGTGTGTGGTGATCTAGAATATTATATCGCACTTGAACCTGATTCTACCTACGGTAATTGATCTATGAGTCGTAATGAATTTCTTTGGGTAGAAAAGTATCGCCCATCGAAGATTGATGATTGTATTCTACCTCAGAGTACAAAAGAAACTTTTAAAAATTTTGTGAAGAGTGGGCAGATTCCTAATCTCCTTCTTTATGGAACCGCTGGTATCGGTAAAACTACTGTCGCCAAGGCACTTTGTGATGAACTTGGCGTAACCTATATTGTAATTAATGGATCTGACGAAGGACGCTATCTTGACACAGTACGAAATAAGGTCAAAAATTTTGCATCGACCGTATCACTATCTAGTGACTCCCACCACAAAGTCATCATTGTTGACGAAGCTGACAACACAACCCATGATGTACAACTCGCCTTACGGGCGAACATTGAGACATTTAGCGGTAACTGTAGGTTTATTTTCACCTGTAACTACAAAAATAAACTCATCGAACCCCTCCACTCCAGATGCTCCGTCGTTGACTTCAACATCCCAGGAGCAGAAAAGCGAACTCTTGCAAAATCATTTTTCGACCGTCTCAGGTTTATACTTGAGAAAGAAGGTGTACAATATGATGAGAAGGTACTTCCCCAAATCATCCTGAAGTTCTTCCCTGACTGGCGTCGTATTCTTAATGAGTGTCAACGTTATGCAATTGGTGGTGTAATCGACAGTGGTATCCTTGCAAGTTTGTCAAGTATTAAATTTGACCAACTTATAGTTGCACTGAAGAACAAACAGTTTACTACTGCAAAGAAGTGGGTATCGTCTAATTTAGATAATGAACCTTCTCATATCTTTAGGACAATTTATGATAACCTTTACACAGTATTTGAAGAAAGAACTATTCCTCAAGCAGTATTGATATTAGGAAACTATCAATACAAAGCAGCATTCGTTGCTGATCAAGAAATTAATCTTATGTCTGCTCTTACCGAAATCATGATGGAGTGTGAATTCAAATGAATATTGATTGGAATCTTTTTAATTGGGAAGAAATCTTTGGAACCGCTGTTGCTTGTGAAGGTTTGAAGAGAGCACAAGTTCGAGGTCTTCGTACTGAAATTGTTGAACTTGCTATTGAAAAGTATAGTGGTAAACAATTAAAGTACGTTGGCATGAATGATAAACTTGGTCATGATTTTGTGACTAATGATCCTTTGCCTTTGATACAAATTGAATGCAAGATGCAAGACAAAATGTTTCAACCAGTAGCAAAGAAAACAAGACCAATTACTTTGAAAAACTTTCAAGGTAATGCAAAAGATACAATTGAAAAGACATATGATTATATGATTATGTTAGATCCTGTTAGAATGCAAGTAGGTTATACTACTTTTGAAAACAGTGTTAAACAACATAAAATTCAAAGTTCTAATGTGAGTATACAAGTAGATCATTCACATATTACTTGGGTTTGCTCTGGAATTATTCCAAAGAAAAAACCAGAAATAGCAAAGGCACTTACTATTCTTCTTACAGATCTTATTTGATGGCACTTATTAAAACACCACTTAGATATCCTGGTGGAAAATCCAGGGCAATCAAATTTCTAGAAAAGCATATTCCCTCTCAGTTTGATAGGTATGCTGAACCGTTTCTAGGAGGCGGTTCTATGGCACTCTACGTGACACAGATTCGTCCTCGCACAACTATCATGGTCAATGACCTTTACTATCCTGTATACGCCTTCTGGAAGACGCTACAGAATAATGGTGATCGTCTTGCTGGCGATCTTCGGGAATTGAAAACAGAATTGGGTGAGAGTATCAGTGCTCACAAAGAAGCATTTGACAATGCAAAACAGCAATTGATTTGTGGAGATCTTTACTCAACAGCATTTAATTTTTATGTTTTAAACAAATGTTCTTTTAGTGGATTGTCTGCTACTTCTTCTTTTAGTAGACAAGCATCACATCAAAATTTTACCTTCAGGGGTATTGATAAGTTGCCTAGTGTAAGTGAACTAATTCAATACTGGAAAATAACTAACATGGATTATGGTGAGTTTCTTTTTGGTGATGATACATTTGTGTTTCTAGATCCTCCATATGATATCAAAACATCTTTGTATGGAACTAAAGGTAACATGCATAAAGGTTTTGATCATGAAATGTTTGCAGCAAAGTGTAGGATATCAGAACAAAAATGTATGATCACCTATAATTCAGATCTTTTTATCAAAGAAAGATTTCCTGAATGGAAACAAAAGGAATGGGAACTCACTTATACGATGAGATCTACTGGAACTTACACTAACGATCAAAAGAAACGCAAAGAACTTTTACTTTTAAATTATTAATGAGTAAGTATAGTCACAGTTTGACGGATTATCTTAAATCCATCAATGAAACTAAAACAAATTTAATGGATACTGATGATCCAGGATGGGAAAAAAACTACCCATCCTGGGTCGTTAACAAGTGTCTGTCTAGTTTTATTGACACAATTATGTTTGCCAATGAAATGAATATGCTTACAGATATTCCAAAGAAGATGCAGTATGATTTCTATATACATACTATCAGGAAGAGAAAGCGTTTCTCGCCCTGGGAAAAGAAAGAAAAATTAGAAAATCTTGAAGTCATTAAGGAGTACTATAACTATAGTACCGAAAAGGCACAAGCAGTTTTAAAAATTCTAAATAGTAAACAGATTGATTATATTAAATCTAAATTAAAACGTGGAGGCAAAACGTAATGACTCAGGTTGCTGAGGTTCAGTGGACTCGTGAAAGTATGATAGAGGTAAAACTCGCTCAACCGGATGACTTTCTTAAGGTAAGGGAAACTCTTTCTAGAATTGGTGTTGCATCAAGAAAAGAAAAGAAGTTGTATCAATCTTGTCACATTCTGCATAAGCAGGGTAAGTATTACATCGTACATTTTAAAGAGTTGTTTGCTTTAGATGGTAAAACAGCAAATCTTACGCTAAATGATGTACAACGTCGTAATAGAATTTCTCAACTTTTGTCTGATTGGGGTCTTATCACTATCGTTAATACTGATAGTGTTCTTGATATTGCTCCTCTTAATCAAATTAAAGTCCTTTCATATAAAGAGAAAGGAGAATGGGAATTGGAATCAAAGTACAACATTGGAAAAAAGAAAACTGCTCCTACAGCAGCATCATAATATAAATAAAGGAGCCATGCTCCTTTTTTAATGTCTGAAAATATTCAGGTTAAAAAGGAATCCAAAAAGGAAAACAAATTTGAGTGGGCGGACGAGGGTGTATCAACTCTTGTCCGAGTTATCATACTTGGTTGGTCAGCAGCAATTCTGACTCTTAATTATGTAACTGTTCCTGGGGTTCCTCAAAAAAATATCGACCCAACTTTTATCGCCAGTGTTTTTACTGGTACATTAGCTACATTTGGTGTCATGCCTTCTAAGAAAAAGAAGGATGACGAAGTTAAACAAGCACCTACATTGGAGAAGAAAGATGCAAAAATTGATTAATGGTGTCGCGTTATTATCTGGTTTAGTTTCTTTATCTGTCTTAGGGGGTGGTGCTTATCTTTACGTTCAAAAGGATACATTAATCGAGCAATCAAGAGAGAGAGTAACTGCTGCTATCACTGAAGCAATTACAGAAGCACTACCAGGAATGTTAGATGCTGCTGTTCCAGGTGTCCCTGAGATGACTGGTCCTGTTGTGCCTAGTCCCACTATGCCATTCTAACCATGGATAAACTTAAGATCGTCGCCGCTTCGGTTGGTGGAGTATTTGTTGTAGCACATATAGGTCTTCTTGGATATGTTTTCAGGCAGGAACCTGAACCTGTGGTTCAACCTCCTACATTTAATCTCCCCCGTGGTCCTTACTCATCGTATAGGATTAAGGCAGG